GTAAATGTCTGATGTATTTGACGGCACAATTGCGCCCGTAGAAACGCCGGTAGCTACACCGGAACCCGTAGCGCCAACTCAGGAAACCACGGCGGCTCCTGAAGTTACAGAAACGCCGGAAGCCCATGAAAAGATGCTATCTCAATCTGAGGTAGACAAGATCGTTCAGAAACGGCTCGCAAAAGAATCTCGACGGTTCGAGCGAGAGGCTAACGAACGCGCACAACTGATGGCACGGGCACTTGCTGCCGAACGTCAGTTAGAAGTGACGCAACCAAAGCCACAAGCCGCACCGGATGGGAAACCTAACCTGTCTCAGTTTCAAGATTACGAAAGCTACACCGAAGCCCTAACCGATTGGAAAACCAATCAAGCTATCGAGAGGCGTTTTGCCAACGAGAATCAAAGACTGCTGCAGTTTCAAGAACAGCAGTTAAACGCCAAACGTGCTGAAGCATTGCGCCCCAAGATTGATGAGGCCATTAGCAAGTATGACGATTGGGCTGAAGTTGCGACTACCTTTGCCATGCCTCAGATGATGGAAGAGGCGGTTTTGGAGTCGCCATTGGTGGCTGAAGTTGCCTATTTCCTCGGGCAAAACCCGAACGAAGTAAACCGCATCGCAAGGCTGTCACCAGCCGCGCAAGTTCGTGAGATTGCCAAGATTGAGACAAAGTTAAGTGCGCCCGTCACACCAACCAACGCACCACCGCCCATTAAACCCAATGGCACAAAGGCAACTGTCAAGACAGACACCTTTAATCTGCCGTGGGATCAGTTTGTTGCTAATCGACGCAAAGAGATGGCGCGGTTTAAGTAACCTCTAAACCAAAGGAAAAGAAATGAGTAATACATTAAGCACCATTGATATGGTGGCCAAAGAGGCGCTGCGTATCGCGCACGAAAAGGCCACCTTCGTGGGTACAACTACCCGCAGCTACGACGATTCTTACGCCAAAACAGGCGCAAAGATCGGCGACACACTCCGTTTGCGTAATCCTAACCAGTACACGGTAACAACTGCTTCGCGTGTTATGGACGCGCAAGACCAGGAAGAAACCACGCAATCGTTGACCGTTGCGTCTCAGTACCACGTTGACATGCGTTTCAATTCGACCGAACTTGCTTTGTCTATCGACGAACTGAGCAAGCGTTACATTGAACCCGCTATGTCTGTCTTGACCTCACGTATTGACGGTGATTGTCTGTTGGCCGCTACCCAAGCCACCTACAACGTCGCTGGTACAGCAGGCACGGCAGTCGGCACGGTGACTTCTGGCTTCTCAGACACCTCCGCTATCGGTATTGCCCGCGCTCGTTTGAATCAGGGCTTGGCTCCGAAAGACGGCAACCGCTTCTTGCAGTTGGATTCCGGCACGATGGCATCCCTGACCAACGGTATCAAGCCACTGTTTAGCCCACAAGGTACAGTGGAGGAGGCATTCCGCGAGGGTTACATTGGCAAGAATCAGATGGCGACCTTTTACGAGAATGACCGCACCTACACGCATACCACGGGTTCGGACGTTACCGTTAACACGTCGGCCTCGGCCGCAGTGACCAACGGTGGTACAAACATCACCATGAACTCGACGGACGGCAACATTAACAAAGGCGACGTATTTACCGTTGCTGGCGTGTTTGCTTGCCACCCTGAGACAAAGCAGTCTCTCGGTTACTTGCAACAGTTCGTTGCTACCGCCGCGTCTACTGGTGCTGTTGCTGTTTCGCCGCCTACTTTCTTGTCCGGTGCGAAGCAAAACGTCTGCTCCTCGGCAGGTGCTGCCTTGGCAACTACCGATTTCAACAGCAAGGCAATGACCTTCGTAGGTACGGCAAGCACCGCCTACCGTCAAAACCTCATGTATCACAAAGAGGCGTTCGCCTTCGTTACGGCTGACTTGCCGTTGATGGACGACGCGATTAAGTGTACCCGCATGACTCAAGACGGCCTCTCGCTGCGTGTGTGGCAAGCCTCGGATATTCGCAACGACGAAATGTTGATGCGTATTGACATCTTGTGGGGCTTCCTCGCAATGCGTCCGGCTTGGGCTTCGCGTATCACGAACTAATCACGGGGGCTTCGGCCCCTGTTTTCCACCTTTTAGGAGCAAATCATGGCAATTGCAACATCTTTTGAATCGTTGGGCTATAACAGCCCGGACGGTATGCAAATGGGCATCAGTTCAACCGACAAAATTGCGTTTTTTGGGACAACCCCCGTTACGCAACGCGCCGGAGCATCACAAGCAACTTCCGTTATTGGCACGGCATCCACTACCGCCCTGTCAACAGCGCAGATGGCATATCTGATCGAAATTGGTAACACACTGCAAGCGCTTGGACTTTGGAAAGGCGCGGCTTGAGGGTTGCTCTATGCAGCCCTACTAGGGATAGACCGAATCCAGCCAATTTAGCGGCTTGGGAACGGTCTGTTCCTGCTCTTGACGCGGCGGGGTGGGAGCACTCCGCTGTGTGGGAGATTGGTTGCCCTTACATTTCGGGGGCAAGGGCTACGGCTCTGGGTAAGTGTTTGAAATGGGGCGCTACGCACGTTGTCTTTATTGATGACGATATGTCGTGGGAACCCGAAGATTTAATTACCATTCTCGAAACAGAGGGCGACGTTGTAGCGGGGAATTATCGCTACAAAACACACGACGAAGTGCGCTTTATGGGCATACCGTTACTTGGCCCCAATAAACGCCCGATGGTGCGTGAGGATGGCTGCGTAGACATGCTCGCTGTCCCTGCCGGCTTCCTTCGTGTGTCAAGATTGGCAATTGCTCAGTTTCTTGTGGCATACCCTGAACTGCGTCTAGGCGATGAGGGGAACGTGGATTTATTCAACCACGGCGCACATAACGGCATTTGGTACGGCGAGGACTTTGCCTTTAGCCGCCGTTGGCATGAGATGGGTAACGCGATTTGGTGTCCGCCCCGCTTGAATCTTGTTCACAACGGATCGAAGGGCGAGACCTACGGCGGCACGTATCACGACTACCTGATTAACTACAAACCATGAAGATGCTCCACGCGGGCTGTGGTGGTGCTGCGCTGCCGGAGATGTTTTCGGCATACAAGGAAAGCCGGCTAGACATAGTTCCGAATGACGGGCTGGATTATGTAGCGTCCATTGTTGATATGGTCGGCGTTCCTGATGACGAGTTTGACGCGCTGTTTACGTCTCACACGTTGGAGCATGTTTACCAGTACGAAGCAATACCCACGCTTAAGAGTTTTCTGCGGGTGTTAAAGCCCGGGGGCTTTGCAATTATCGTCGTGCCAAAACTTGACGGACTATCCCCAACAGAAGATGTTTTGTACGTATCCGAAGCAGGGCCGATCACCGCGAGGGATATGTTTTATGGGAAGATTGACCTCATAAAAGATCATCCGTACATGGCGCACAAGACGGGTTTTGTGACTGAAACCTTTACAAACGCACTAAAAGAAGCAGGCTTTAGCCAAATACACGTTAATGGTGATGGCTTCGATTTAATAGGCATTGCCGTGAAGGATAAACAATGATTCTTAGATTGATTCACGACGAAAACGGGGCAACCCACGTCTACGACTACACGCAGCTTAACTTGCATTTAGAGCGCGGCTGGAAAGTAGACCCCAATTCGCCTGAGAACGCTTGGTATCTGCCGAAACCCACCGAAACCCCTAAACGCGGGCGTCCGTTCAAAAAATAATGGCTACTTCAACCACTCTGATCGACCGTGCGTTACGTCTTTTAGTCCAGACCAACGCCGGCGAAGCGCCCACCACACAAGAGCGCACTGACGCCCTAGAAGCGTTGAACGCCATGTTGGATTCTTGGCGCAATGAACGGCTGATGTGCTACGCGACTCGCACGGAAAACTTAACGCTAGTCGCCAATCAGTCAAGCTACACCATTGGCCCTGCGGGGAATTTGGCCACAACACGGCCAGTCGAAATACTAGACGCATACGTGCTGAACAACGGCTATTCGTATGACGTCCGGATGCTTAACCAGCTCGAGTACGCGGCCATTTGTGCCAAGGCTTCGTCATCGACATGGCCGGAATTTGCCTACTATCAGCCGTCAATGCCAACTGGCACAATATACGTCTATCCCGTACCCACAACTGGCTCTACGCTTGTTCTGCTGACTCGTACACCTGTTTTAGCCTTCGCGCTTGGGGATACCGTGACGCTCCCTCCCGGATGGGAGGATGCGCTGGCGTACAACCTTGCTATCCGTCTTGCCCCTGAATTTCAGGCGACAGTAACGCCCGATTTAATGCAAATTGCAAAAGAGACAAAAAACAATATCAAGCGCATGAACTCGCAAGCAATTAAAGCCTACACCGAATTGCCAATTTTAATTGGCGTGTATCGTTCTAACATCATTACCGACGAACCGTGAGAACGCCTTTAGCAACATCTATCCAGTCTGAAGACGGCACATTAGCTAAAGGTGGCCGCGTTCAAAATGGACTGGTTGAGGCTATTGGTGAGTTTTCGGTAGTTCGTAAGCGTCCAGGCTTGGCTGAGGGCGTAGAAATTAGAGTTGGTACTGCTCAACTGTTGTATTGGTGGGCTGGCGTTATCAATAGCGTGATTGGGGATTATTTTACAAGTGGGGAAGATCTTTCCCCACTTCTTACAACTTGGAACCCCTCAGATAAGGGAGCAAACATAACTCTAAGCGGCTCTAATTTAGTGCAAGCCGCTTCCGGCATTGGATTGGTGCGGTCTTTCGCAAGTGATGTACCGACCAAATGGTATTGGGAAAATACGTTAGTCACAGTTGGCGGGGGTGGTCAAGCTGTAGGGATGGCAAATGCCACAGAGTCAACAGCAAACTCGCCGGGTTTTACGAACAACAGCGTTGCCTATTTCCGAAGTGGAGTAATTGTTAAAAACAACACCACTATCTTTACAGCCGCATCTCTTATTGCAGGGGATAAAATTGGCATTCTATGGGACGGCGTTGCCCGCACCATTGCATTTTATAAAAATACCGTTCTGCAATACATCGCTACTGGCGCAAATGTCCCGTCGGGCGGGTTGTTTTCAATCGCGGGTGCAAATGCTTCCGGAGGTGGTTGGACGACCAACTGGGGAACGAGTGTGCTTTCCTACCCGATTGCAGCCGTTACTACAAATTTATTGCCAAGCAATAGTGGCCTTCAGTTTACCGCACAAGATTCAGGAAGTAACGCTGCAACGTCTTTGCTGATGATTAAGAACGCATCACAAGCATGGACAGTTACTCCTGCGGGTGTGGTTACACAAATCACCGATGTTGACTATCCGGGCACGTACACGGTCACGGCAACAAGCCTTACACGCATAGGAACGGTGGCGACGGTCACGCTTCCGGTTGATGCAAACTTTCAGGTAGGTTCGACTGTCACGATAGCGGGGGCGACTCCGAGCGCGTACAACGGCGCACAGACGGTAACGGGGGTTACGCCGTCAACTTCTGTACCTGTTTCGTCGGTAAAAATTACGATTACGCGAAGCGGAACGACGGCAACCGCGACGACCGTGTCTGACCCGCACCCCTTTAAGACTGGCGATGTTGTGCCAATTACGGGGGAAGCGCAGCCGGAGT